TGTGGAAAGATGGACAAACATCTATAATCATATCTTATCTACATCTATCGGCAACTTTGAATCATTTGATGATTTCATCAATAAGACAAAGTTCGAAGATCAGGAACTCTTTGAATGGGGACTTTTCGTAGCTACATCCGGAGATACAGAAATGATCTCATACAATTGTAATCATCAGATCGGTACAGAAACAGTTCAAGAAAAGGATGAAAACGGTCTTCCTGTTCTTGATGAAAACGGTAAGCCAAAGATGGTTACAGTTCCTAAGCTTTGTAATTACAATGTTAAGTATGAATATGAACCAGTTTCAACAATTCATGTTGATAAAGAATACTTACCTAAATACTATGAAGAAGTACATAATGCAGTAAACGGAGAAGATGCTCTTAAGATACATTCAAGAATCTGCTCAATGAGACAGCAGCTTACTCTGCCTGATTCAGGATATATCTTTGAAATCTCACATCCATCTGCATACGATTACATCACAAACAAACTCGTGATCCTTCAGGATCTCTGCAAAGAATTCGATGTACCATTTAACGAAAACTTCGAAAGAAATATGTCCAGAAATCCAGTTGGTGCACTGTACATTCTCTGTGCACTTTCAACAAACTGCATCTTGATCAATCGTAACGGTAATACAGCACGCTTCACAAAGTGGGCTGATATCAGAAAGATTCTTGACACATTATCAAATGACGATATTCAGATCATCATGCAGGTATTCGAAAAGAGAATGACTAAGGCTGCCAAGTTTGAATTCCATAACATTAAGTGTCCATCATGTGGAGACGTTGTTAAGGTATTACCGGTTGGAAACCTCTTTGAATTAATGGGTTTCAACTTGTCTCGTCGCCTTCAGAGTACAGAGATCAACTTGATCGACATTGCTTCGAACTAATATCAACCTCCGAGGTATTGTCTAAAGTAATTCCAATGGAAGTGCTTAAAGACATGCCTCGGCCTATGGTATTAAGGCTACGAGAGATTAGAGCAAAACAACTTGAAGCAAGAAATAAGGAAGCGATGGAGAATCATAATGTACAGCAACAACAAAGTGGAGGCCCACCACAACAATTACCACCAATGGATATTTCTGAAGAGGCAATAGAAGAGTTCATGGAAGATGCTGCTTTTTAAGGAAGTGATTCTATGAATAATCAACAATATCGTTTGAATGATTTCATCGTACAAGTTATAGAAAGAAATGGTATCGAATATACTATAAATAATTATTTGGCTTTGCGTGATCAGTATTATGCACAGAAGCCACAAATAACACAAACATCAGGGGGAAAAGATAATGCTTAAAATACCTTCGGCACGTTTGCCTGAGTTTAAGAAGATCTATGATAATCATATCATGGATACAGCTGCATGTTACATTTTCATGCATCATATTAAGCTCATAACAAAACGTCCTAAACTCATCTCAAGAGATGACTTCTTTGAATACTTCAATATGTTCTCAGATATCGAACTCAAGACAGCTCCTATGGATACTTTCGTTGAAGTTCCATATGATGAAAACAAAGAAATGTCTGAAGAGGAAGCTCAGAAAGAACTTGATGATATGATGAATGGTAACATGCACATTGTAGAAATCAATCGTGTTTGTCCAGAATTCGTTAAGATTCAAGGTCGTATCACAGAAGATGAAATTCGTAAGAACTTCCCAGAAGATCACAGAATCATCGGCTTACTCAATAATGAAGAGAACGATAAAGAACAGGTAATCGACCAGTTCACAGTTGACTGCTTCATTCATTGGAGTATCGAAGAATATCTTAAGAATATTTCTAAGATCCGCGTTGCGATGATATCAAATGCTACTCCATTAATCGAGTACATGGTTGATAATATCACATTAAAAGATCTTAAGGATTATTTGTCAACATCTAAGAGAATCAACGAAGAGAAGTATGCTGATAAGAAGGAAGACTTATTCTTCGAACCAGATCTCAATTACTGTGATAAGTTCTATAAAGAACATAGCGCAGAGTCCATCAAGCATTTCGATGTAATCAATCTTATGAAGCGATTAGTATCAAATGAAGTTCTCAAGACGGACATATATATCATTATAGCGATATACATGATCCTGACGTACTGCAAAGTTCCTATATCTGATACAAGTAAAGGAATGGATGAAAAGTGTGTCAATTACGTTAGGGATGTAATATCACAACTATAATTTCAATTGGAGGATAGAGAGATGTTGGAAGAAAAGAAACCTGAGGAAAAGAAGAAAAAGTTCCGTAGATCTAAGAACTATTCTACGAACATTTATTCACGTGCAGCAGAAGTAGATCCTCTTGCAACTGTCGGTGCTTCAGCCATGGGATTCCCAGATAAGATATCTCCTGTACGAGGAGTTATGGAAACTCGTCATGCAGCTCAGAGAGTTGTTCTTGAGAATCCGGAATTTGCAAGAGTATTTACCGGAGCTGAAAATCCATTCGGTCACAGATCATCTTATGATCGTAAAGCCGATGATGATTACGAAGTCATGAAAATCTTCAAGAAGTTCAAAGACTTCGATAACTCTGAAATTGTGTATGTACTCAGAAATATTCACACAGGAAGATATACTTGTGAGATATATGAGTGGGCACATCACAATGTAGAGAAGTATGGTTTCAGAATGGTGAATCATCTGCAGAATAAACATGAAGGTGATTTCATCGCTAAAGGGGAAACACTTCAGCAGTCCACAAGTTATCAGGATGACAACTATTGTGGAGGTATAAATGCAAGAATACTCTATACAGTTTTACCAGAATTAACTGAAGACAGTTTAGTTATATCAACCGATCTTGCAAAGAGATTAGAATATAACATGGTAGACATGGTTAAAGTAAACCTCAATAAGAATTCATTCCTGTTGAATACTTATGGAGATGATTCGTTATATAAATCTTTCCCGAATATCGGTGAAGAGATTAAAGATGACGTATTACTTTCAATACGTGAGAATTCTATAGTTTCTTCTAAGAAAGAAGCTAAGATATCTCATATCAATGACCAGGATAAAATCTCACATGGTATCGTAATAGATATTGACATATACTCAAACGTAGAAGTTGAGAATGATCAGTTCAACTATTATAAGAAATGCTGTGAAGATTATTATCAGTCAATCTATGCATATATCTCAACTATTGTTGAAGATCCGGCTCAGGATGATAACGGAATCATCGATCTGTATCATCGTGCAGAAAAGTATCTGTCAGAAGCTGTATGGGTAACTAAGGAGAATGTATTAGATACCGAAATCAGATTCAAGATCTTACAGCCGATGAAGATAGCAGAAGGCCAGAAGGTTGTAGGAAGATATGGTAATAAGAGTGTAATCTCTAAGATTATACCTACACATCTCATGCCAAGAACCGAAGATGGACGTCCACTCGATATGGTTGCTAATGGTCTGTCAATTAATAACCGTATCATCTTCTTTGCATTGTACGAGAGCACAATCACATTCATGTGCGAGCGTATGCATCAGCATGCAATTAAGATGTATAATGAGGGTCATTCATCTGATGACATTATGGCTCCAATCGTTGAATTCTGTTCACTATTCAATGAGACATGGGGAAGTGAGATATCAAGACTGTACAGACTTAACCCAGCAGAAGGTATTAAGGATGTACTTGATAATGGTATCTACATTCACATTCCTCCACTCGGTAAGGAATCAACAAGAGATGCAATTCTTCAGGCATATGAAAAGTTCCCAGATATATTCGAACCATATGAATTGTTCACTAAACTGAGACACAGATGGCTCTCACGTGGTAAGCATGCAATTGGTTATCAGTATACTTGGGTATTGAAACAGGAACCATCTAAGGCTATGAGTGCGGTTGCTACAGCACGTACAACACTGTATGATCAGCCAGTAAAGACAAAACAGTTCAACAAGAATAACGCAAGAAGATATTCAGACAATCCGATTAAATTCGGAGAATATGATACATACAATTTCTTAGCGGGTATTTCTGTTGTAGACTTCTCTAAGATATCTACATATTTTAGAGGAAGTCAGTATGAGGAAAACTCAATACTCATGTCAGCACTTAACAATGTACCAATCGATACAACCAAGTACAATACTTTCCCACAGCTTGATCAGCTCAAGAACATTCTTAAGTTCTTTGGTGAAAAGCTTGAACCAGGAAAGTTCCATTATGGTACAATCGGTTGTCGTGATGACGTTCGAGAAATCTACTTCAATAATGTACCGGTAAATATAGCGGTAACAGAATTGAGACATATCCTTATTATATATTCATACTTCATTCAGTTCAGAAATGCTAAGATGGGTATTATGGACATGGCAGAATTCTACAATGATATGTATAATCATGACGAACTCTTCCAGGGTTATGATATGCAATACAGGGAATACATTCTCCACAAATTCGCTAATATGATTCCGATATTGGATCAGATCAAAACATACTAAGTATAGTGATCGTTTGAATGCCGTCCCAGTAGGGACGGTTATTTAAACGATTATCTTATAATAAGGGAGATGAAAAAACAATGTCCAAGATTGTAAAAATAGATGGAAAATATTACAATTTGGAACCAAAGAATCGTTCTTTTTTGTTAACAGCACAAGAGCTGAAGATGCAGGGGATTAAGCATTGGTATTTCATGCTTGAGGTAAAGAACCCTCAATTCAATATAGAAGATGTTGATGTACACGATCCTAATCTAAGTGCAGATATAATTGGTAAAATTCATATTGAATCAAGATGTAATATCTGGTATTGGTTGAGAGTTTGTGCATCTATTCCTGCAAAGGGTGCTCCACGACCATATTCATTAATATTAACCAGAGCCTCTGCAGCAGTCACATGGTGCTATGAACATTCAATCGACGTAATCTTATGTCAACCTCGTCAGACTTGGAAGACGACTATTGCGTTATTGATCATGGTACATTCATTCATATATGAACTAAGTAATGTTGATATTCCTTTCATGCATATTAAGGAAAAAGAAACATTACGTAACGCCGGAATGTTCAGAGACTATATTGAGTCTTTACCAAATTGGATGAATCCATTTTTTGGTCAGAAGAAGCCTGGTTTGAAGTCACTTAAGTATGAAGCACACGGTACTACAGTTGCTATCGTATCTTCAGCCGATTCAGAAGTAAATGCTAAGGATAAGCTTAGAGGTTATACACTTTTCCGAGCATTCGTTGATGAGTGGGAATTCATTCCTTATATAGACTCGGTTAAAGCGGGTGCAGCTCCAGCGTGTATCTCTGCTCGTGAAATTGCAAAAGAAACTGGTGGTAAAACATTCATGCTTTACACATCAACACCAGGTGATCCAGAAACCACAACTGGAAAAGCGGCTTTACGTATTATCGATTCTACTCCAAGATGGACAGAGCAATATTATGATTTAACAGATACAGAAATTGCTCAAATGTTCGAAGGCATGGAGAACAAGAACGAAGAAGGTGAAATGGAACAGGTTACTTCTGTTTATATCGAATACGATTGGAAACAGCTTAGAAAGACTGAGAAATATTTACGTGATCAGTACAACAAGGCTATGGAATCTGGTAAGCTCATAGAGTATCGTCGAGGCGTTCTTCTTGATAGATCTCGTGACTCATCTACATCATTATTCGATGAAGCTGATATTGAATATATCAAGCAGCATATGAGAGTTCCGGATTATGAAATCTTACTCATAAAGAAATATGTAATGTATGTATATAAGCATGAAGTTAAGCATGTTGCTTTAGATGCAGAATTCCCATATTTCGATTGTGAGATTCCATACTTAATCGGTATTGATATTGCCACAGGTTCTGGTGGAGATAACACGGCTATTGTTATCGTAAACCCATATACACTTGAGATTGTTGCTGAACTTAAGTCACCATACTTAGGTGGTTCATTAGATCTCATGAGATGTGTAACCGAATTAGCAAGAATGTTACCGAAAGCACTGTTCTGTCCAGAAACAAACACAGTCGGAAAAGCATTGCTTGAGTTCGTTCAAGAGTCTAAACTCGAACATAGATTCTTCCATGATCCTCAGCTTGATATTTCCAAGAATGCTGTTAGAAAGGAAACACCAGAAGAGAAGATTAAACGTCTTTCTGTTGAACGTGGTTATATTGGTACAACTGTAACACCATCAGTTCGTAATACAATGTTTGAGCTTCTTAAGATGTACCTTAAGGATTACAGAGAAAAGATTGTATCTCGTTTCGTAGTTGGAGATATTCTTACTCTTGTTAAGACTAAGACTGGTAGAATCGAAGCTGACCCTGGTGACTCAACAGCTCATGATGATATTATCATGGCATACTTACACATATTATATGTATTCACATATGGATATGATTTAACACGTTTCGGTATTGATAAATCACAGTGTACATTCGAAAAGACAAAACAGATTCTTCTTGAATACAATAACGCAGTTGAAGAATCTATCGTAGATAATACTATCCCATATGAACATGAGACTATCTACGAAGGTCAAGCATTACATGACTTAACTCACAATACAGATGATTCATATGATCCCGTAACACATATTGACCCATACGGATATCGTAGAAATCAATACTACTTATATGACCAAGATCATCAGTATGAAGAATTAGCTCATCCAGATGCTCAAGAACCTGAAGTATCTAACGATGATATGGCATTCTTCTACCACTGTAACGGTTTATACTAAATAATTTATCCTCCTATTATTTACTTTTTTTATAGATATATAATTAATTTGTATACAAAGTGATTTGTATATAATAAACTATTCCGAAAACATCCAGCAAGATGTAAAACTGTAAAACTTAGGAGGATAAAATTATGAAGATTCTCAACCGCTACGTTCACTTCAAAAAGATGAACATGAAAACATTCGTCACTTACTATTACATCGACAAAGTCGATATAGTAAAGACAGATGGACAAATGTGGATCATGACACAGGATATGCTTGGTGAACAGGACAAAGAATTCCTTGGAAAAGTGGCAGCAGCACCAATCAGGGAAATGTGGATTAAGAATTGGAATTACGTCATCGTCAGCTGGGGTGATAAGAAGAACTACACATGCTACATTCGTGAATGTATCGACAAGGAAATGATTAAACGTGTAGAACAGGGACTTGTAGAACTTATCGAAAGGGGTGAATGATCATGGCTAAAAAGATTAAACGCAGAAAGACTGATATGGAACATGAGTTCGATATGCTTGGTGATGCTTGCTATAAAGTATTCTACCGTGCAATCATGTTCTTCCCGATAATGTGTGCGATAGCAGGATTAATCACTTACAAGTTATTACCTACTCTCACTGACGTAGTATATTTCTTCAGCGGGGATGAAGTTAATTTACCCGTATGGGTTATAGCCGTATCATCCACGTTCATTATTGGATTATTAATGTATTGGATACTGATAGGGTTTATCTATGAAGATGTACTTAACAGATATATCCATAACATTTGTTACGCAATTCTCGCCAATCTCAAGAAGAAAGGCGAAATAACAGACATCCATGATTATCGTTCAATGTATAAACGCAGGAAATATATTAAAGACCTTCGTCAGACATTAGACGGCAAATGGATCGACAAGGATTGATCGATCCGAACACAGCAAAAATACTTTGGATGTGCGGGCTAAGCCCGCACATCTTTTTTCTTCTTTTTTGTACATATATTGTTTCTATGTCGCGTCATCTGGATGTGGCAATACATTATTATTTACCGGAGGAGGATTCTCAGATGACTTAAAGATTATTGGGGGACGAGTCGTTGCAGGAAATTCTATATTAGGATTTACCTGTTTTAACTGACTCTCTAACCATGAACGATATTGGTAGTTATCAGTTACAACCCATTCCATTAATGTTTGCATCTTATGGTTTAATTCACCAATTCGTTCATTTAATGATTCATTTTTGCCACGAAGCTCATTAGCTTCTTTACGGTTGATTTCAGATATCTCTTGAAGACGTTTGTTTATATAATCCATTTCAGTTATTTCATTTTGGATACGTAAACCTTCTGTCTCCTGATCTGTATGTCTGTTTTCAGCATCTGCTTTCTTTGCTGTGATTCTTGCAGTAACTAAAGCAGATATACCACCACTGCTAATGACAGCTGTAATTAGAGTAATTATCTGTGTCATATCAATCATTTTTCTCACCTACCAAAATTAGTATATTTTGACATACTTACCTAATTTATTAATGTGTGATTGAATATAACAACAAGGTATGCGGATAAAAACGCAAAATTCACAGTTTTCATTGGTAAGCATATTCGTAATAAAACCATAATAAAGGAGTATTATTAACAATGAAGAATCAGAAAGAAACAAACACGAGCATAGAAGAAACGCAGATTGACACAGTCATAGGAAGCTCACTAAGTAAGAAACATATTATGTGGACTGAAGTCTTCCTGTTTGTCGCTGTAATATTTTTAATTATTGTATTTATCTATGATATCCACGTAAGGATTGAGAACGGTAAACGTGATAACGGTGAATCCCCTAAGCCAGTTGTCACAGAGATAACTACCGAAGAAACATTCACTACGACAGATATCAGTTTGACATCAATTGTTACAACATTACCGACAACTACGATATCATCTACAGATACGGTTGTAACAAGCGAAGAAGTCATATCAACGACCGAAGCAACAGCAATAGCGTCTTCAACCAATAATATAGAAGACGACAGCCAAAAGCCGATCGTGGCTGCCGATCTGGTTTACGAACCAGTACCAATCATGGTTGAACCGTTACCGGTGGAACCCCCTATTTTCATCGAACCGACTGTTGTTGAAACTGAGACGGTCACAGAAAATGTAGAAGAATTAGTTATGTCCGAAGAAACTGAAGAAGTAGTCATCGAAGAACCTCAAGAAGAAGAACCTGTTGAAGAAGAATCAATGACATATCTCGGTAACCTTAAAATTACAGGTTACGTTGCAACAGGTAATCCAACAGCATCTGGCGTCTACCCTTATGTCGGTGGGGTAGCTATGTCCAGATCATATGGATTTCCTTGGGGTACTAAGATATACATCGATGGTCTTGGCACATTCGAACTGTTCGATTGTGGATGTGCATACGGGGTTGTCGATGTATTCCGTTCATCCGAAGCTGAGTGTTATGCATTAACCTCATATCGCGATGTTTATGTTATAAATTAAAATTGAATAAGGAGAGAGGTTGAAACACGTTAAAGGTTTTACTTAAATGAATAGGGAAGGAAATATCTTATGAAAAAGACACATAAAGGAATATCAATCAAATCAATAACAATCAACAAACTCACATCCTTCATCGAAGTAAAAAGTACAAATGATGAAGTGATTAAAACAACGCGTGAACAGAGAGCAGTCATTCTCAAGAATTACAAGAATAAACAGTCTCTGAAAGAAGCGTTAATTAAAGCCTTTAACAACCCAAAGATTATCGATGATGATGTAAACGTTGTCATCGAATAATTAGTAAGTTGAAAACTGTGAAAACATGATGAAGTTAATCCCCGGCCTTTGCCGGGGATTAATCATCATTATTAAGTTTTTTCATAGAGGTGTGTCTACGATGATGTGGAAATTATCCATCGGATAGAGATGTGAATTTATGATATAAAACCTTACCAAAGGAGAGGTTGTGAAAGCTTTGATAAAATCCCATACCATAATGCATCTTCAAAATTATTCTTCATCGTCAGCTTGTGGTGAAGTGGTTGCATTTTCTTCGGCTGTTGATTCATCGGTTCGTTGGGCTTTTTCCATCTGTCGGCCGATCTGATGGATACCTGTTGATGCCGATCCGGCGGAGATACCGATTACAATAGCTTCTATAAAATCATCACCCAGTCCTGAATCCGGTACGAAATAGAAACCCAGTAAGGCCAGCAGGATTCCATATACTACCGAGCAAATTGGAATGAATTTTGAGATGTCCCTTTTAATAAAATTTCTGCCAATGTACTTAGTTGCTTCATTCATCATAGCAACAAAAGTTGAAATGGTAACAATTGAAAGTTTCATAAAATTAAATCCCCTTTCATTTTATATTAAAATTATATAAAGGTAACGGAAGATAAATATTATCCCGAAAG